TGATTAAGACTTTTAACATGTCTCCAGTTGAAGTTTTGCCCAACTTCAGGACTCGGCTGTTGTCTATCAAAAACAATTTGACGTTCATGCAAAAAGCTGTGGCCAGGTTCGGGCCTGCTTTTTTGCCCAACGGCTTTGTGGTGGTCCAAGGCGTCAAGGAATTCATTCATCAAATCCCTATTAAGGATCTTTCTCTGCAAAGAGCACAATCTAGGTTCATTGAATTGCAAGAAGAGAATGTTAGAGAAGTACACAAGCAGCTGGTATCTGCTTTGAATATCCGTGGTGGTATGCTTCCTAAGAAGAAGCAGCCTGATGTTAAAATCGAGATTAAACCACCTAAAGAAGAGACAGTCTTGACGGATAAAACAAAGACCGGGCCGCCGGGCCCTACTCAAAACGAGACAACCAAATCTTCGAAAAAGAAGAAGAAGAAAAACAAAGATAAAGTTGAATCAGAAACTTCGTCGACAGTCCCCCTGGACGTCGATGATGTTCTGAAGCCGGCTGACGAGTATAAAAGAGAGTTCCGCACTAAAGACAAGCTCAAAGGAGTCACGTTCCATAAAGTTAAGGATATTAAAAATCCTTTTTATTTGGATACGCTGGCTCCAGTTGAGTGTAATGGTGCTCCTTTCTGTGGTTATGCTTCTATAGATTTATGTATGGGAGTTAAACCTGATGTGGATCGGTATTTGGCATATATGGCTGAGTGTGACAAACGTAACCCGTTTGATATAGGCACAGAGATTTGTTTGGAGAATTATTGCCATCGTTACAATTTTAATTTACTTATAGTAGTAAATAATGATGATGAAGAATTCTTTGAGAATCATGCTGAAGCAGCTATAACAAGATCGAACCACAAGTACACCGTCATATACCAAACTTTGAATCATGACGAATCCAATTGGATCATTTTGAATTATATTCATGGGGATCAGGTTGGTCATTATGTTCCTTTAATAGGACCTAAAACCCGCGAAGTAATCCCTTTGCCAGAACCTGTTTATTCAGATTCGATTCCTTATTTTTATAATGATGAGACCAGGTTTATCAAAGAATGTGTCTTGGTAGATCCGAGCGTTCAAGATAGACGGGCGTTGCAAGTCAGAAGAGAAAAGATCGAAATAGAAGATTCTTATACCAGGATCCGAAAGGATTCATTCATTGTCATAAATCCAGTGGCCATATTGGGCTTACTGATTGTGATTATGTTTAATATAATCATCTATTATCTGAATGAACACCAGAATGACTACCATAGAGAGATCGAGTACAGATCAAGGCTAGCGTTTAACATATTTAGTTATGTTTATCACGCTTGTTTTGCTACGTTCTTTTTTATGGTGGTTTTGGACGTCAGACGGCCTGAACCCAGAAGTTTATTGTCTTCAGGGATTTGGGCTGCCTTATGGACAGCTGGTCATTTATTTAAAAATTATCAATTCGAGAATAATTTTGCGCGTGCAGCTGATGTCATAACTGCTTATCGCATGAGCGTTTATTCGTTCAAAGCGTTATTCAGATTTATTATCTCCATTTCTGAGCTTTTGTCTCAAATTGGAGCTGTCTATGACATCGGTGTTGGTGGCGGAACTGTGATTAATCGGTCAGATTCGATTTATCAGTTCGCATCTTTGCACGATGAAATCGAATTGGAGGCTGTTTATTACAAGCCTGTTAATTATTTATTAATATTTGTTCTGGGCAATTTGTTTTACATTTCCATATTGTGGGCTATGGTTTGTTTTTCCAATGCTTACTCTGTTAATTATAGCACGAGTTCATTGTTACCCATATATAGAATCCGTTTTAAATCGTTGACTTTTATTGTCTCTAACGGATTGGCCCAAACTATTTATGCTCATCTCCAAACTCATGACGAGGAGAACGCTGATTGGCGTTTGATGGAGAGGGGAAGCAAATGGTTGGGCACAAATATGGTTGACAATCAAGCATTGATGAATAACACTCGTGAGTACATTTGTCATGTCGTTTCTACTGAAAAACGGTTAGGCATTGTACCACAAATGGTTGGAACAAAAGGTTTGGTAGCATTGAGCACTTTATCGACTTCAGCTTATGTTTCCCCAGATAATCTGGCGACCATCACGCGCAATCAGGCCCGTGGTTTGGTTACTGGTGCAGGGAACTTTGTTAAAAAGATAAAATTCACGAGAGATGCGGTCAAACAGCGCCCAGTTGGAGTTGCACCCATAGGAGCTGTTACGACCAATCTTGGGATCCTCGGACCCGGGTTAATTCCTGTCACAGATCAAATAGGGGTCTTGGCGGCTTTTGCAGGCCGTTCTATGACTTACGAAGAGCCTGAAAATTCTAACATTGAAGAGTTTATTCAATTCTCTAAGGAATTTTTAGCACCTTTTATTGAAGGGACTGATTGTGTCGGGCTTGGCGACGTGGAACCGGTTGAGTTTTTCCGGCGTCATTATGCTGGGAAAAGATCACAAGATTGGATCGAAGGCCAAATTCGACAATATGAGTTTTGGGACCAAGGCTTAGGTGACATATCATTTGACACGCATTCATGCTTTGTGAAGCTTGAAAACTCAGCCAAGAATGTTGCTGGGTCATACAGGCTTCGCCCTAGGTTGATTATGACTATGAGTCCTGTCATGCTATTTAAGTGTTGCAGGATTTTGGCTGTCATCGACAGGTGGAATCAGGGACCGTTTGGACGGTTCCAGGTCAAAGACATGGACCCAAAAGAGATGATCGAACGAATTACGGAAGTTAGTGATAAACCTCATACCGTTACTGACTATTCATCGTTCGAAAGTTCCATAATGGGCAAGATTCGTGCGATAGAAAATTTCGTGATAATTGAATTGCTAACGAAGGCTGGCATGACAGAAACATTGCGAGATTTTGAACACTACGTCCGAGGTCCTAGAGAGTTGCGTTCGAATGGAGTCACCATGCAAATCGACTCACGGTGTAGTGGTGACCCACATACTTCGTGTGGTAACGGCATAATCAATGTTTGTATTGCTGCTTATTGCGCGTCGAAAAAGGGGGTCTCTCTTCATACCGATTTTATCATAGCTGAAGGTGATGATGGCATCACGCCCGCTGGTTTGGCTGACGATCAGCTGATTTCTACCATAGGGTTCAAGTTTTCTGATAGCGTTTCAGGATTATACTGTGGAGACACAGATTTCCTACGACGGAGGTGGATAAACGGCAAAGTTTATCTGAACATAGGTAGGTCTCTATCTGTGTTTTGGGTTAAGCTTCGTAGCCAGTTGAGTCGTCCGAAACAGTTGTTCATTTTGAGATGCATGGGTTGTTCTTTGCATCACATGAGCCCAGGACATCCCGTGCTGTTTGCTATTGTGAACAGGATTGGGATTGAAACTGCGCGAGCAAAGAAATTCAACAACTGGTTTTTGCACATTGATATGTACAAATGGCCGGATTTTGACATTGACAATTATCCACAAAACGTCCTTTGCGATGAGTCCATGAGAGCTGAAATAGCTCTCGGAGCCATAGGCTTTCCTCCTATTTCTATACAAGATCAGATCAAACTCGAACATGAATTCATGTATGATCAAGAAATTTACATAGGAGATAAACTTAGTCATTATGACGAAGTCATGGCTTACGCGGATTCACTTGTTGGCAACGACTGTCAGAATTCTATTTACTCGGAATCAATCTTAGAATTGTTCCGAATTTTTGATGCTCCTCATTAAATGGTTGTTGAGTAAGTACGTAGATAGTTATTAATATTCATATTCATATAATATATATTTATAATTATAATAGGCTGGGGTAATAGCCTTTCGAGACACGCGGG